AAAGCGTTCAGACCGGGGAGCAACTCTTTCAGCAGTTGTGCGCGTGAAATAGCCATGATTTAGCTCCTTGATTAAACGCCAGAAGCGATAGTGGTTGTATGAATCTCAAAGTTCCAACGAACGATGATCTCGGGGTACACAACGTTACCAGAACCGTTAACGTATGAAGTCTCATAGACAACATCGACAACGTTCATAGGCAATGTACCTGTAGTAGCAGAAGAAGCAACTGCAACACGGCTATTGCCAGTTGTAGTTAAACCTGAGTTCTGCACCAATGCTACGTTAGTACCAATAACGGTAAATTCAGTAGTAGAGGAAGGCAACAAGCCGGAAGTGGCATCGTTAGGTGTAGCGCCAGTGGCAATCACAGCTTTAAACAGCGTGTCGGGGTCATTACTTACATAAGCAGTAATATACGTACCGGTGGGCGCTGCTGTATTAGCTGGGAAATACTGGGCAAAAATGGTCTGACCTTGCGAGTTAACGTAAGAACATCCCAAGAAAACACCAATGATCTGTGAGGTTGTCACAGTTGCACGGGCGGTTGTAATGGCAGATTTGATAATCGTGCCATCGTTAATCATCTCAATGGGGTCACCATAGAAGATGCTAGTGTTGTACGCCGAAGCAATACGGTACTGACGAGTGGCACCTGCAAAAGGTGTACCGCCGTACAGATTGATCGGCTTCAGCCCGTAAGGGGCGTTTACCGTTGGAAAAGCCATTTGAAAGACTCCTAAAATTTAAGAACCAGAACCGAAAGTGACCTTGGTTTTCTTTTCTGAGAAAAGAGGCATCCTTGGATCACTATCACGAAGGAAATTGTTGTCCACGGATTCCATTTGAGCCTTGTTTTGGTCAGCGTAGTACGCTGCCCGCTGTTGCAAGAACTCTGATGGGATGCGGCAGAGCAACAAGCCACCTACTTCAACGTTGCCTTTAAAGCGACCTTCAGTAGTTGCGTGCATCATTAGCTCGGGATACTCCTCTGCTTTGCAGGGTTCATATCCTTCGCGCAACTTTGAAGAAATATTGCTGGGATCAGCAGTTCCTAATGTACTCAAGCGCACCCATCGGTGTGTCCAGCCCGGACGGTGATCCGGGGCGGGTAAGGTCTCTGGAGGACGCCACGCTGTTGGGCGCTGCATCACTGTACGAGAATCTACTTCACGCGACGAACGATTTTGTGCCTTATCGGCAACTTGAACTTTTTCCATTATTGACCTCTTCTAAGTTGAGCAACCTGTTTTGCGTATTCTTCCAAGGGCACCCCAAGTCTGCGAGCAATCGCAGCTTCTGATGCCTTTAATTTGATACGGTTAGGCGGAGTACTCCGTGTAGCCGGAGCTACAGGCGAAGTAATTCTTGTTGCACGGCGCGGGGTTTCATCATCCTCGTCAACCGGTTCTGACTTTCTTGTGGAGGAGTCGTCTTCCTCATAGCTCTGGTCACTTTCAAAGTGCTCAGGAAATCTTTTGCGCATCGTTTTGTCGATGGTTTTGAAGTACTCTTCAGTACCTACATATTCCGCACCATACTCCCTTTGTAAACGCTTGTCAATGCCCATAGCGGCCATTGTCATTTCTTCGTCTTTACCCCACCAATCGCTGTTGGAATCTACCCACTTCTGGGTACGGGGGGTTACTCGGGGGGCCTGTTGCTTAGTAGGAGCTTCAAATTCCCTATCGTCCACTTCAATGGGCCTCATGCCGGAAGCTTTATCCAGTTTGAGCGTAGCCTTGGCAATAGTTGCTTGGGCTTCTGCCAGAGCATCTACATCCCCAGCTTCATAGGCTTCCTTGTAAGCTTTCTTGGCGTTAACCAATTCAACTTCCGCAGTAGTCTGTGACTGCTCAATAAAGACCTTGCTCCCGTGTGAAAGCTGCTGTTGAAGGCGTTTGTTTTCCTCGTAAACCTGCTTGGCGTAGGCTTCAGCGGCCTCCCGCTCGCGCAGGGCTTCCTCTTTGGCTCGGCGTTCATCGTGGTAGCCACGGGTGAACTTCTTGATCCGGGCCTGCACCTTCTCGTCATACGAGGATAGTTCGTCGTCGGTCGGGTCTTCCACCGGCTCTTTCATGGGCTTGCGGCCACGATCTTCGGGTGGGGTGTCGTCCTCGATCTCTACTTCAAACTTGTCTTTAGCAGCAGCCTTGGCTTCCTTTTCATCGGGAAACTCATAAGCTTCTTCCTGTCCAAACTTTTGTGTTGCCATGTATTACTCCTTATGCAGCGCGGCTAATTCCACGCGGATCCTCAACAACAGCCTCGACGGAATCATCATTGATGATCCTGAACTCTCGGCCATGAATCTTCAGGCGGGTGCCTGAATTGGGGCGGACGATGACAAAGTCACCTTCCTTACAGCTCGGCCCGCTAGGGAACCGGGTAGTGTCTTTGTAGGCATCTGGGCCTAGCTTGACCACGAACAGCACTGGGGTTAGCACTTCTTCATAGTGCATAGACTGACTGGATTTCACAATCCCAATATCGCTGTCTGCATACTCTTCCATTGCCTCGGGGACAACGGTTAATACATGAAACCTCTTGGGGTCAGGCAATTGCTTGGCTTTTTGCTCCGCCGTGGTATTCAAAATACCGGACAGATCAACTGCCGCAACGTCAAACTCAGTCGTCATTGTGATTCCTTTGCACTAGCTCGTTGATGATGTTTTCTGCGTAGTTCAGACCTAGGATGACTCCGCAGACTCTCCGATATTCCTCAATGTGGTCGCAACGTCCAGCAGCAGCGTAAGCTTCACGTTCCTGCTTTAACTTATTGATTTCATTGATGATTACGGACAGTAGTTTGTGTTCGTTCACTTATTCTCCTTCTTGCTGGGCTGATTTCGTTGCGCTGCCCGTTGCGCGTTTTGCACGGCCATTTGTGCCCGGTGTTTCGCAATGTCCACGCCCAGACGAGCGCCCTCGGACTCTTGCGATTGTTTCAATTTGTCTTTTGCAGCGGCTGCGGAAGCCGCGACTTGCATTGCAGCAATCTCTTTTTGAGCCGCGATACGAGATTCCTCGACACGAATCTGGTCTGCCTTGGCAGCAGCTTCGATGGTTTGCTTCTGTTGCTTGAGCTTCAGCTCCTCCATCTTGATCTGGAGTTCTTGCATCTGCATCTGGACGATGGGGTCCTGCATCTGCTGCTGGGCTTGCTGTTGCTGAGCCTGTTGTTGATCGCGTTGTGTGATCTGGGCGGACGCCTGCGCCACCATCATGGCCACTTGGTCGGCCATCTCTGGGGACATATTCTTGCCCTCGTCCTTGGTTGGCAGTGGCATACCCAGCGCCATCTCGATCTGCTTGCGATACTCGAACGCCATGTGCTCGTTGATGTGAGCCATTGCTGCGGCCATGATCTGCTGCGCCATCGGATTCATCTGCATCATCTGCTGAATCTTGGGATTCTGGATTGCCGCCATGTGCGCTTGAATGTGAGCCTCGTGGTTCTGCTCCATGAACGCTTTGACTGGCTTCATAGTCAGCAAGTCTTGGTTCTCCTGCACTGGGTCGGTTGGCGTCGCATCGTCCTCGGTGGGCACGAGCTTGGACGCATTCTTGATACCCAGCACTTCAATCATCTGACGGTGCAACAAGGGCAGGTCATACAACTGAGGGGCTTGCTGAGACAACTGAAGAACAGCCTGATACTGCACGATCTTCTGGGCCATCGTTGCAGCGTTGGGGTCGCTCACTGGGATCACGTCCACAGAGTCGTAGTCCGCTTTCTTCGCCTTGCGGCCAGCTTCTTCTGGCTCGTACTCATACTCCTCGGGGGTGTAGTCGGCGATGATGACCTTCAACAGTTTGAATTCCTGCTTCATGGTGTAGTGCAGACGCGCTTGCACCGCAGTCATCACTTTGAGAGTGCGCTCCAACAGGGCCAAAGTCGTACCCACTGGGGCTTGGCTGGACATGTCGGACACGTTCATGTCACCACTTGAAGCAAACTGACGGCCCTCTTGCACGATGTTTTGGAACAACGCGAACAGAACTTGTGATGGTTCTTTGTACGGCAGGGGCAGGATGTTGTCCCGGATTGAGCCGCTTGGGACGTCTACATCTCGGAACTCTCCGGGCTGGATAGGTGTATCGTCACCTTTGACGCGGAGACCACGAGATTTGAGACCCCCGGGTAAGTTCGAAAGTGTTCCTGCATCCACGAGTTGACGGATGAGCATCGTCGCGCTCTTCGCGTACCCCCCGATAAGGTGGATAAGGCCGTAACCATAGAAGCCAAAACCGGGGATGTACTGGTAGTGAACAAAGTGTTGTCGTTTTGTGTGGAGCTTATCTCCCTCATACCAATTCCTCCGTATGGCCAGCACCTTGCGTGTGCCTTTCTCGATTGTCACAACGTATGGCAGGGCGATACCTGTCAGACGACCCTTTTTATCTGTGTGCTCGAACCCACTCAGGTCCAAGTCAACGTGCATCTCCAACACGCGGAAGCGATCATCTTGGAGTGCGCTCAGGCCCATCTCCTCGGCCTTTTGCTTCTCGACGTCGTCTAATTCATAGCTTGGCTCGCCCAGCTCTACGTCCATGTAGAACCCAGCCTCCATCAGCTTGGTCATCTCGTTCTCGGTCTTACGCATGACATGCGTGACCCGCTCCGCAGACTCCAGATTAGATGCGCCATACGGGACAACAATGTCCTCGGCTGGAATAAACACTGCTGCTTGGCGACCCTTGCTTGGGTCAAAGTAAATCTTCTTGAACGCTGAACCCGTGATGGGCAAGTTCCACAACATCTTCTCGTGCTCTGGGCGGTACTCGACCATCACTTCAGTCAGTTGGTAGTTCATGTCCTCGCGCACGCGAGCTGCGGCTTCTTCACGCAGCACGTCGATGGCTCCAACAATCTGGGTCTTGACTGGCCCCATTGCTGGGAACGTCTCCATCATCGCCTCTGACTGGAACCTGACCACGCTCTCGGTGAGCATCGGGTGGAACACGCCACACGCACCCTGCCAAGGCTCAGTCCGGTCCTCGTACTTCAAGCCCAGCAACTTCAGGCCGTCTACATACGTCTGAATCCAATCGCGTCGGTCTTGGGTATCCTTACCAAAGTCCTCGACTAAGTCCATACCCAGTGACTGCAACTCACTGTCGTCCATGAACTCAGCCAAGTTAGCATCGAACTCCTCGGCGGTTTCTTTCTCAGGCTTCAAGTTAATCTCGATGCCGTCCATGCCAATATTGACCTCGTCGGGGTTTTCAATCTCAATCTCGATGTCCGGTGCAGGGGCTAGGTCAGCCAAACCCATTGGGGCTGCATATAAACCTTTGTCAATTCCGCTTGTTGCCATGATGTGTCCTTACACTGTGTAGTACCGCTCTCTGCGGTGGCTTTTGAACCATTGAATCTCTTCGGGCTCGTCGATAGGCAAACGTAGGAAGCCCCCAGCCCGGAATCTCATGAGGGCCAGAGTTGTTGCGTCAACCAAGTCATCGTGCTCGCCTGACGGGAACGCAGCAATCTCGTCCACTAACTCTTCAGCCCAACGGGTCTTTGGAACCCATACTTTTCCAGACGCAATTATGTCCGAGACTGAGTTCAAGCGGGCGATTTTGTCCTGACCTTTACTTGGGGTGTACTCCTGCACGGGTATGCCCATTGCTCTCAACTCATAGATCAGCGGCGCACCCGTCGCTTTCTTCTCAATCAGCAGCCCGTCTGGTTCATACATGTTGTACTCAGCCAGCACATCTCGTTTCAACTCAATCCACTCGACACGCTTCTTATATGTGTTGAGCAAGATGAGGTTCTTGGTCTGGTCCTTGTGGTAAGTGAACACCCCCCACGTCGTGCCCGCAGAATAGTCAGCCCGTTGGTTTTTCTCAAAGGCCGTGTCCCATGTCTGGAGGATGTACTCACACTGGGGTGGGTCGTCCTCCTCCCACCACTTCCACCAGTCGCGCTTCACAATAGCTGACTCGTTGCCCACTGGGTTCTGCTGGTACTGGGCTTGCCATTTTGAGTTGGGCAATTCCTCCCGCAGGGCTTCCAATTCGTCAAACGCCCAAAACTCTGGCCATAGGGGATTACCCGAAGGCAGGATCGCCGGGAACTCAATGACTTCCCACTCTTCACCGTTACGTGCAGCGGCTGCTTTCAGCACTTGGCCAGTCAAATCTCGCTGTGCCCAGCGTGTCATCACGATCACAATCGCCCCGCCCGGTTGTAGACGTTGCCGTGGCCCGGATGTGTACCACTCATACACCTTGTCATACACATCGGGGTTGCTTGCGGCCATCGCAGCCTCTTGTTCCGAGTGCGGGTCATCAATAATCAGCACATCAGCGCCTTTACCGGTCACCGCACCGCCCACACCGATCGCAAAATAGTCGCCGCCCTTGGATGTGTTCCACCGGCCAGCCGCTTTTGAGTCACTTTGCAGGTGTAGATCGGGAAAAATGTTGTGATAGACCTCGGAATCGACCAAATTTCGCACTTTTCGACCGAAACCCACCGCCAATTCAGCGGTGTGGGACGCTTGAATGACTTTTTTGCCCGGAAATTGGCCCAAAAACCAAGCCGGGAGCAGGTAAGACGCGAATTCTGACTTCGTATGGCGGGGCGGCATGTTGATGATGAGCCGTTTGCACTCACCTCTGGCCACTCGCTCAAACGCTTCGGCCATTCTTTTGTGGTGACGGCCCGAAATGAAGGTGGGCCACACCTTTTCTACGAACTTAATGAACTTCTTTTGGACCAGCTCACGTTCTTTGAGCTTCTCAAGTTTGGTTAGCTGTGTCTCTAGTACCCGTAAGTCGGACTCCGACAGCTTGCCAGAGGCAATCAGCGTCTCAATGTCCTTCAGGGAGATGTCCGTACTCATTTTTTAGCTTTTTCTATGCACATCTTCGGCTTCATGCTCATTTTCTGGCGTTTCTTGTACATGATCTTCCGCCTCATGCTCATTTTCTGGCGTTTCTTGTACATGATCTTCCGGAGTTTGCGCTTTTGGTTTCCCCAATTGGGCGTCCAGATCGTCCAAGGGGGTTATATCTGTTACGTCTGAATTCAACAGCCGCTTGATCCGTTCCTTGATTGAACTCTCAAGGGCAGTGGAAGTTGTATGGTGGACGGTGATCTCGCTGCGTTCGGTAAAGAGGCCAATGTCCGAGTGCTTGCCCAAAAGCTCCAGAGCTTTCAGTTCAATCTTCGGGTCGCCGTTGTCAGCCAGCTCAATGAGCTTGTTTGTTATGAAATTGCGGGCTTGGAGTACATCTGAGAACGCTTGAAAGTCAAAGCGTTTTACCAAATGGTGTGCCGCTGCTGCTTCTGCTGACTTAGAGATAGTGCGGGGTGCGTTTGGCTTTTGCGCACCGGTCATCAGGTTACCGACTTTGTGCAAGTCGTTGTCGTCGAAATCTATGCTGGGGCCGAGTTCTTCGATCAGGTCTACGGTATTCACAGCGATGGCTATGCTATCCGCATGAGTTTTTGGCTGCTCATCGGACAGATCAAATGGAACAGGGTGTTCCGTCGTAGGTTCAAGTTGAATCATGGCACTCCGTAAAGAGGGGGTTGGTGGCCCTAAGCGGCTCCGGGCGCTGGTACAACCTATCGGGCAAGCTCTCTCACCGTGCCTAAGTACCTTGCTTTCACCAACGGGCCAAATGTAACAGAAAAAATAATAGGGGTGGGGGGTTGGGCAAATAAAAAGTGACGGGGGGTGTTTTTGGAAAAGGCTCGTTTAGGTCGTAATCCAGAAAAAGTAAGGGGGGAGGGGGGTATTTCAAATGGGTACTCCAGATGGCCTTAAGAAAAACTGACCGACAGAACCCCGTAAATGTACCACGGCGTTATAGAAAGTACGGTGGTGAGTATCGGGTGAGCAACACACTGTGTATGGGGTCCCCACCTCCCTTTGCTGTGGATTTGGGGGTATGGGGTAAACCCTGACCGGAATCTAACATTGTTAGGCCACTGCCCCGTTTTTAATTTTGTTTCCTTGAAACTTGATTTTGTACCACAATTTGAGGTATAATTTAACCATGCAAACAAGATGATTGCATCGGTTACCTAGTCTGTTACTAGGGAATTCATTAGAAGGTTAGAGAATCATGAATACAGTTTCAACACAATCCGTGGCAGTAATCGCACCGGTTCAGTCAGTCGGTGATAGTCTGTCCAAGTTAGTAGGTGCACGCCGTGAATACATTGCAGGCATCAAGGTAGAAGGTAAGTCCTTGGGGGTTTACGCCGCTTGGATGTGCAAAACGTTCAACGTCACCGATGAGCAAGGGACAGTAATCAAACCTTGGTATGCTTTGACAGGCAAAGCGGCCACTGCGGTTCGGGAAGAATTCAAGGGTTTCAAGGATGATTTGATGGCCGCAGGTTACGCCGAAGGCGTAGAGTATGAATACTGGTCACGGGTAAAGAATGCAAGCGGCAGACCCAAAAAAGGCGGTTCGGTTCAAGGCGAAGCGGCAGACCCGATGGCCAAAACCCGCTCAGAGATTGGGACTATTATCAACCGCATAAACAATGGCCGTGATGATAAGACCGAAGCGAGCGAGCGCATGATTGAAATCTACGAATTGATGTGCGAAGCATACGCCACACTCGGCGGGACAGTTTCAGACCTTAAGACTGAAGCGGTCTAATTGAGCGGAAACCTAGGGGAAACCCTAGGTTTCTAACAAATTGTTAGATTTTTTGGAGAATGAAATGCAAAACCCTTTGACCCAAATTAAATTGTTTCACACGCCACAAACCCCCGATGAATTGACCGACATCTTGAATGGTATCGGTTCACCCGAAGAAGTCCGCATTGCATGGCAGGCGGCGGCGATGGCGACTAATCTCGCATGGCATATGGTTCAAACTGAATTGGATGCCCGACACGCTTAACCCTTATCCTCTTAACCACAGCCCGCTTTATGCGGGCTTTTTTGCGTCTGCCCAATCTAACATTGTTAGATTGGGTTTTGTTACGTTTGGGCTTTGTTACATTTTTGTTTCCCCGAAGGTTTCAGCTATACCAGTTCTTCGGGTGGGCGTAGCCACTTGCGCATACGAGGGAAAACGTAACAGAACAAAGCGGGCGAAGTTTCAGCTATACCAGTTCTTCGGGCGGGCGTAGCGACCAACCTAACATTTGTTATGAAAAGCGGCGTTTTGTTACGCTTTGTTACGTTACGCTTTTCGTAAGTCCTTGATTCATAAGCTTTGTTATATGTTATAATGTTATGCGAGCAGTATGGAAGTCCACCAAGTTCGAGCCGCTCAGCAAGTGCATAACAAAGCGCAGACTTTGTGCAAAACCATTTTGGCGACCCATATATATATACTCATAACATTATAACATTATAACATTACACCCTTTTTTCCCCGCCAAGCCCCGTCGTTGTTGAATTGTTATATTTTTCCTATTGTTACGAACCACCCTCAAAAACTGAACATTTGCCCCTTTTCTATAACATCACCCAACTCAAATTCCATAACAACACTTGCGCCAAACCTTGCCCGATAAACTTGACATTCCCATAACAATGTGTTATAATATAAGCTGGTTGGGACAAAACGAAACGTAACAACCAAAAAACCCGAATCTAACAACTGTTAGATTTGTAACGTAACAAAACGAAAGGTACTTCATGACACCATTTCTTTACATCATCGGCACTGCGCTTGCCATTGCTTTCACCCTGTTCGGTTGGAGTGGCGAAGGCATCCTGCACAAAACCAGCCTCATCATCGGCGGCTTGTATTTCGGTCACATCATCACCGAAGCCCTGAACTACAAAGGAGACTAACAAATGTTAGAAAGCCAAACAAGTTTGTCATTGGAATGGAAAGAATGTATTGACTGCGGCGATGACGTACCAACTTCACGCTACCAAGCCTTTTGTATCTTCTGCGAGCGTGACCGTGAGCACAGCGCCCAGACCGAGCGCATGGGCTGGTGCATTGTTCAAGAGTACGGCAAAGGCCCATATCAGCTTGTTACACGTACTCAAGCACCCATAACCTTGAAGCAGACTAACCAGAAGGAGTTGCGGACATGAAGAAAGCGTTGATAGACAAAGTGTTGGAACAGATTGCCAAAGACATTGAAGCAGGGGATGTGACTGCGATTGCTGAGTTAATTGCAGATATACCCGACGACAAAGCGATGCACTTTTTACCCGAAGAACAATGGGAGAGCACCGATGACTGAGCACGACTACGAGAAAGCATTGAAGCTGATTGCGGCGGTGGAGATTGACCTGCGCCGATTCTTGTCGAATCCCGCCGAGTACCGAGCAGAGTACTTGGAGGACACGCATTGCTGTATCAGTCAGGTGATGAGCTTGTTGAACATTGAGCCAACCGAGGAGGAATAACAAATGTTAGATAAAGACACAGGGAAATGGGTGGTCACAGTATTCTTTAACCACGAACCATCGAGGATATATGGGCTATTCGATTCTGAAGAAGGAGCAATAGCGTGGGCTGAGTCCAACCGAGATGGTTGGGATGCAATGGTGGTGCAACAACTAAGGGAGGCAGTATGAACATAGAAGAAATGATAAACAAGCTAGAAAATTTGCAAGCCCTCATGGGTGAGATTGCGAATGCGGATTTTGCTACCGCACACGACCTAGCCCTACCCGAAACATGGGCGAGTGTGGAGAAATACATCACTTACTTAAAACAATACGAGGAGGAATAACAAATGTTAGAAAACCAAAACAACATCATCATGGTCGAGGTCAAGGACGTATACGGACAGGCCAAGATATACCCAGTATGCGGTGAGGCGCAAATCTTTGCGGCTATCGCAGGGACGAAAACGCTTTTACCCGAGGACATCAAGCGCATACAGATGCTTGGGTATGAGGTGAAGGTCAAGCAACCGAAGGAGATTAGGTTATGAACATACAGACAGCAAAACAAAACATGGCCTTGCGGCAATGGACGAACATAAACAAGAGCAGAGCCCACATGGAGGAGATGATTCTCAAGTTGATGGCAAACCCTGAGACTGACCCTGAGTATTTGGCGCAAGCCCATGCCATGTATTCGGATGTGTGTGCAAGGCTGAGTGCAATCAGCCATCATGTGGGCAACGTGATACGCACAGGTTCGACCACAGGGTTGGAGATATACGAGCACAAATGTGTATGTGGGCATACGAGCAAGCAGATCAAAGGGCATACTTTTCGTTGCCCTGATTGTGGGATGTTGTGAGGAACTAACAAATGTTATGTAGATACTACGTTACAGGGTGGTGCGGTAAGTTCAGCAACTGGGTTGCCGAGAGTATCGTAGCCAACAACATGAAGCTGGCGAAGGAGAGGTTCAAGGTAGCCAATCCATCGCTGAAGAAAATCAAGGCATACAAAACAACAGGAGGTGTGTGATGGGATACGCAACAATAATGAGAGTGCCGAGAGTGGACAACCACAGACACGCCAAGCAACTACACGACATCAGCAAACCGATTCGTGGGCGTTCGCCCGAGGTTCGCCCATTGGGTGACCGACGGGATGTTGACAAGTACCACATACGCAAGAATGGCGAGGCGATTGAGTTGGTCTTGTACAAGACTCCGGTCATCACGTTCACGCCCGAGGAAGAAGTGGTGGTATTCACCGATGGGTATGACACAGTATCCACACACCAATTCATCGCGCGTATTCTTGGTATCCCTGCGAGTGGACTGCGGGGCAAGACCGTGCTTGCCATCAACGGCGTTAAAGTTGTGTTGAGCAACGGCGAGAAGCTACGCCTGAAGCGGGGCGGGGATGGGAATTGGCATCCTCTTAACCCGACCACGCAGTATGGCTGGAAGCTTGACCGCAAAGCCACGGCAAACGTGAGAGCCATCTACGCAGACTTTTACAAGTACCTGAAGGGGTTCGTGAATCTGCGCACCGAGAAAGCCAAGACCAGCTATTACGCACCCGAGAAGGATTGCATCGTCGTGCCATTGGAGGAGTTCAAGAACACATGCGGCGGTCTTCTGCATATACGTGAGTATTGCTACATGGACAAGCGTGGGGCGCAACACATAAATTACTCGCCGGTCAAGCCCGAGCAGTACAGAGAATCGGCTACCAAGTTCGAGCACTTGATTCGCCCCGACCAACCCGAGGATGTCAAGCACACCAACTTCTACAAAGCGGCGTTGTTGCTGATTGCCAAGGCAGAAAGCGACAGGATGGACATGCGAGCCGACGAGACAATCGTGCAAGCCAATCACATCGTGCCCAAGCTGGACGAGATACTGTTTCAGTTCTACGCACACGATGTACTGGTGCGTGAGGTAATGCCGCAGGGCAAGGTGTCGAGTGGTAAGTACGACAAGTGGATGATTGAGTGGTAATAACAAATGTTAGGAGAAGGAAATGATTGAGTTATCTATTGCAGAGATTGCATTGTTTGTCTGGGCCGCAGTCGCTACTGCCTACGCTTTTAAGTACAAGCACGAGGCGTACATGACCGAGTTCGTGTTGCGCAAAGTGATTGAGGACGAGAAGGTTCGCAACCAACTGGTCGGAGAGTGGGAGAAGTTCAAGGCAAGTGAAGGCTAATTACTTGACTTATATGTAACAATGTGTTATAATATAAGCTGGTATGGAGAAGTGTTTTCGTGTGTAAGTTTTTTCAACAAACCTAACAAATGTTAGGAATCAGAGGAGTTAGAAATGTCAGAAGTTAAATTTGGTAAGACCGTGACCCTGAAGCAAGCCGCGACATTGATTCGCACCAACCCTGAGACTCGGTTCTTGTTGCGTGGTGAGCCCGGCATCGGGAAATCTTCCCTGTTGGAGAACATCGCTGGTGAGCTGGGTTATGAATATGCGTATATCGACGTACCCAATATGGACTTGGGCGACATCGCAATGCCTGTGATCGACCACGACACCAAGACCACTAGGTATTACCCTAATGCTCGGTTCAAATTGCATGAGAAGAAACCCTTAGTCATCATGCTCGACGAGTTCACCAAGGGTGCTGACCCTGTGAAGAACATGCTTCACCCCATGCTTGAGAAGGCCAACCCCCGACTCGGTGACATCCCCCTGCCAAGCAAAGGCGACCAACAGACCATTGTGTTTCTGACTGGCAACCTGAGCACCGACGGCGTGGGCGACAGCTTGAAGTCGCACAGTATGAATCGTTTGGTTCCCCTGACGATTGGCAAGCCGACTGCGGATGAATGGATTGAGTGGGCGATTGGCAAGGGCATCGAGCCCGAAGTGATTGCTTGGGTCAACCGTTTTCCCCATGTGCTCGCAAGCTACACCGATGGTGGGCAGAACGACAACCCCTACATCTTCAACCCCAAGAAGCCACAGACTGCGTTCGTGTCTCCACGTTCGCTGGAAACTGCAAGCAACATTGTCCGGACTCGCAAGCAGAACGACCCTGACTCTGTGATTGCGGCGTTGACTGGTGCGATTGGTGAGAGTGGTTCGCGTGACATGCAAGCGTACATCGAGTTCGCTGACCAACTGCCAACGTGGGAAGCAACCATCAAAGACCCTAAGCATACGAAGATACCAACAAGCCCCGGCGCTTGTGCCATTGTGGTGTTCGGTGCTATCACACGTATCGAGAAAGACACCATCGCCCCATTCATGGAGTACTTGGAACGGTTCGATGCCGAGTGGCAAGCAGTGTTCGCTATCAACATTGCCAAGACCAAGGAGAAGCAGAGCATTGCGTTCAGCGCGAAGGCGTTTGCTGACTGGGTTGCGAAGAATCAAGACCTGCTGTGAACACAACAAACGTTGACTACAAAGAACTGCGCAAGAAGTTGGAAGCGCGGTACTTTGTGCAGTGGATAACCGCAACCAATCGACATGGGGAAATAGTTGTCTTGGGTTGGTGCGTGAGGGACGAGGACTGGAACACTATGTTCAAGCACGAGGATGAAACTGTGTGTAGGAAAGTATGTGAAATGTTAAATGAAAACGAAGAAGGAGCTAACAAATGTTAGAAGAACGGAAAGTACAGAAGGCCAAGATTACGTTGATGCGTAACCCCAAGTTCGCATTGCTGTCTGGTGTGTTGATGGTAGGCAAAACTAGCGTAGTGGATAACATCCCGACTGCGTGTACCAACGGACGTGATGAGCGATACGGACGTGCGTTTGTGAAGTCTTTGCGTGACCAAGAGTTGAACTTCCTTGTAGCCCACGAGAACGGCCACAAGATGTATCGACACTTGACCACATGGCGCAAGTTGCATGATGAAGATCACGCGCTGGCCAACCAAGCTTGTGACTACGTTATTAACCTGATGCTCAAAGACCTCGATCCGACTGAATCAGTTATCGCTATGCCTCGCTACCCAAACGGACATCCGATGGCGGGTAAGGTGATGGGCTTGGTAGATGAGCGGTTCCGTGGCATGAACTCCAAGCAAGTCTTCGACATTCTCAAGCAGGAGAAAGAGGAGAGCGGTGAAGGTGACGGTGATGGCGATGGTGAAGGCGGTGGTGGTATGGACGACCACGACTGGAATGATGCCAAGAACATGACCGAGGAGGAGAAGAAAGAGCTTGAGCGTGAGATCGACCAAGCCATTCGCCAAGGCATGATGGCACGTCAGAAGATTGCGGGTAGCGGGGCAGATGGGCTTGATCGTGAGCTTGCTGAATTGCTTGAGCCCAAGATCAACTGGCGTGAGGTACTGCGTGACTTCGTGAAGTCAACGTGCAATGCCAAGGACGCATCGTCATGGCGCAGGGTTAATCGTAGGTTCTTATCCACAGGCATGTACATGCCGACGCTTATCGGTGAGAAGGTGGGCCACTTAGTAATCGCTGTTGACACATCGGGTTCGGTGGGCGATGAAGAGCTTGGTGAGTTCTTGTCCGAGGTTAAGGGTATCGCGGAAGAAGTAAACCCTGCGTGTGTGGACTTGTTGTACTGGGGTAGCAGTGTGGTTCAGCACGAGACCTATGGTGATGGTGAAGCGGCCAACATCATTGCATCGACTCGACCCAAGGGCGGTGGTGGTACGAGCCCAAGCTGTATCTCTGAGTATCTCAAGGAGAAGAACATCAAGCCTGAGTGCGTCATCATCCTGACCGATGGTTGCGTGGGCGATGACTGGGGTAGCGAGTGGACTGCACCTACGTTGTGGTGCATTGTCGGTGACTACTTTGATGGCGAGGCCGACAACGGCAAGACCATCCACATCAAGAACTAACAAATGTTAGAAACAACCAAGGAGAAATGAAATGAGTATTAGTGCATCAGCAGTGTTAGTGGAATTGAACATCAGTGTGTGGCCAGCATCCAAGCTGGACAAAGAAGTAACCGACAAGGTGAACACGGACGCATCAGCGGTACGTGGTGCATCGCAGACCAAGAAGAATCTGTTTGCAGGTACTTCGCTACGCAAAGACATCTCGGACTTTGCCGCGAGGGTTCGCCTGTATCACAACAGACATACGTTGCCGTGGGCTGACAAGGGTGAGCGCATGTTGCCGACTGCGTTGTTCATGGACTACAAGCAGACCATAAATGGGTTCGAGCAGACATTCAACATGATGTGCAACAACTTCTTCTTGGAGTACCCGCGTCTTGTTGCAGAAGCACCTACCAACTTAGGCACTATGTACAAAGCCGAGGACTACCCCGACCTAACAGATGTTAGGTTGAAGTTTGGGTTCCGACGCACAGTCAAGCCTGTGCCCGAGGCCGGTGACTTTCGCTTGGACATACCAGCGCATGACTTAGATGAAATGCGCAGCGAGTTCTTGAAGCAACAAGACAAGAAGCTGGCCGAGTCAATGCGTGAGCCGTGGGAGCGTCTGCATAAGATGTTAGTAGGTATATCCGAGAAGTTGACTGATGTGAATGAAGATTCCAAGAAGCGGTATCACGACACGCTTATCACTAACCCCATCGAGTTGTGTGGGTTGCTGACCAAGCTGAATGTGACCAACGACCCCAAGCTGGAGGAAGCACGTAGACAGTTGGAGTTGGTAATGATCGGTGCTGACATCGAAGACATCAAGGAACATGCGGATTCTCGCATCGAGTTGAAGTCCAAGGTAGATGACATTCTTAAACGTTTCGAGTGGTAAGGAGAAAACATGAACACATTAGAACTGAGCAACGTAAAGATCAGCGACAAGCTGAAAGAAAACGCCGCCGCGAACAAACGCGAGATAGCGTTTGTGGATAAGCTGATAGACCCAGTCATCCAACGTCTGGCCACATTGAATCCTTTGTGGAGATTCGTGGCAATCGATGTGACTTATTCTTCAGACAACCAATTACGAGTCACAGCGTTCAGCGTAGTAGAGCATGGCGAGGAGCTGGGCATTATCGAGCGGCACTACCACGGACGTGAGTACGTTATCCACGTATCCAACGAGCGCATCGGTAAGGAGCGAGTGCGTCGTGGTGGGTACAAGACTGCGGATGCGGATAAGGCTATCTTGAAAGCCAAGAAGATGTTCTACAAACTCAAGCCAACCGAGCGGATTGAGAACGCTGTGAAAGCGGCGAATGCTGTTATTGCTACGCAAAAGCGTAGGAAGGACAACGCGAAGTATGACCACGAGCGTACTGTGCGCGATGCGGCCATGCAATTCATCATGGGAACTGGCTTTCCTTTGTTCCTCGCCCACGTTGAAAGCTGGCACGACATCGACAAAAACCGAATCACCAAAAGTATCAACGAGAAAGAACGCATTGATTCCGAAATGCTGACTATCGAGAAGGTGAAGCAACACTTCGAGAATAGGGATGCCGCAGTAGTGGTAAAAGATGGTGGTAAGTACCTAGTCAAAGTGGGTGACGATGTTCAACTTTACGATGATAATAGCCTCCCCGAAACGATGCGAGGCAAATTGGGTATGTTGAAGCTAGTCGATGCCGAGTACTTCATTGAGAACGTAGGCTGTCGTGTGAACGACGAAGTGTTTGTTGTATTGATGGATGAGGAGACCTAACAAATGTTAGATGTAATGGCTTTGATTGCGGTGCTGTTTATTGGCCTTGGCCTTGGTGGTGTGGCGATAGCAGTGTTCTTATACGCACTTGACTGGATGCAGAACGGAGGAAAGAATGATTGACGACCCCGAAGACGAAGCGTTCAACGAGATTGAACGACAAGCACAGCAACGCAAGGAGGCTGTGAAAGCCAGCGTATCTCTTAACCCATACCGAGCGCAGGTCATCGAGGAGATAGCACAGCATGTGGAGAAGATGACTGTGTTCGGTAAGGACACAGTTGATTCGTTTGCAATTTATATCAGGGGATTGAAATGACACAAGAAGAAATTGAGCATATGTGGAAAGTTGCAAGCAACAACCCAAACCATGACACCAACTGGCATGACCCAGTTGTCATTGCCTTTGCCAAACTGGTAGCCGCCAAAGAACGTGAGCGCATCATTGAGGCGAATGCGCCAGAACTTGAGAAAGCTAATGCGCATATCAAAAGACTGGAAGAGCATGCATACGACTTGGTTGGCGAACTAAGAGTTGCCAACATCAAACTGTCTATGCGACCCCCGCGCACATGGGTAGGGCTGACGGATGAGGAAGTAGAAAGCTACTGGGACTGGGAAGATTTTCAGTGTGGGTGTGGCAGAGGCACTTTGCTGGAGATGGTGCGTGACATTGAAGCCGCATTAAAAGAAAGAAACACATGAGCTGGAAAGATTCAACGCTCAAGTACATCAAGGAACTGATGAAGCCAAAGCCCATCAGTGAAATCATCGAGAAAGAAATGCGTGAGGCCGTCATCAAGAAGCTAGAAGCTGAAAGCGCAGTGGAGTATGCAAGGTCAATCGTTCAGTACAACCAACAACGCATTGAGCGACTAGAGAAGCGACTGTATGAACATCAGGGGGAAGAATGATTGACAAAACACCCGAGGAGCGTAAAGCGATTGCCGCTAAGGGCGTAGCCACACGCCAAAAGAACAAGCGCGAGCGAGATGCCCAAAGACTTTTAGACATTGAACGCCGAGACAGTTTGAAGTGTGAGATCAAAGCGTTGGAATTAAAGCGTGGAATTTTGGAACGCCATGAGTTGAGCGATAAGACTGCCTTGACCTTGACGAACAAAGTCTTGCTGAGCGAAGCCGAGATCGTTGGTGCGGCTAACCCTTGGGAATTAGCAACAGGCGTTTATTTTTTGATTGGTGGGGACAAGGTTATTTATGTTGGGCAGTCAGTCAATGTGTACGCAAGAATTGCCCAACACTATGACAAGAGGTTCGACAGTTTTGCATTCATACCTTGCGGTAAAGACATGCTCGACAGTCTTGAGTCTTTGTACATCCACGTACTACGACCCCCACTTAACGGCGATCAGCATGGTGGGAAGCAAGCACCTTTGTCTCTTAACAAACTCATAAAGGTATTCGCATGATTAGCAGAATCATTCTTTGCTTAGCAATGGGTGGGGTTGGTTTGAACGGATTATTTCCCGAGCCGCCAAAACCTTTGACCCCAGCGCAGTTGCAAGCCAAGGCCAAACAAAAGTCGGTGAGCAACGTGTGTAAGGGCAAGAGGAAAAGCAAGACAGTCAAAGAGATGTGCAGACGTTGGGAGGAGCAAGCATGATTGAAATGATTCGTACATTCTTCGGCAGGGTGCGTGGGCAACACCGAGAGAAAGAAACCGTGGTAGTCGAGGGGCGTATGTGGAGATGCACAAAGTGCAAGTTAATTTTTATAACCAAATCAGCAGGGGAGCAACATGAGTGTAGTGAGCGCATTTAATTGGAAAGAGTACACCGATCAGGAGATCGCACGTAGAGGCGACCCATTCAAGGACATCAAACGCAATGCGGCCATCAGTGCCAACATGACCGAGGGCTTGAACAAAATACGTGAGAAGAACCCGAGCCACGGCACGATCTTCGGGATAACAGAGAAGAACATAAGCACCAGAGCACCAGACATGATGGAGAAGAAACGTGCCAATAAGAAAAGAAAAAGCCGTCAATCCAACTAATGTGCGGTTGACCGACAGCGAGTTTGCCGAGTACAAAAGACTTGGCGGTGTTAAATGGTTACGCTTGTATCTACGTCAGAGCGCGGAGATGCAAGCATATTTGGAGTTGGAAAGTTATGGAGCAAAAGACAAAGAGCTTGCCAAGAAAAGCCTCTGGTACGCGAACAAAACAACCAAGTCGGGAGGAGCTACGGACGTGGTGGCCGTTCCAAAGAGTCGATGGCAAGTGGTTAACAAAATTACAAAAGCAAGAGAAGAAATCTCAGGATGAGTACGAGGAGAGCCCAATATGAAAACATGTAAGGGGTGCGGAGCCCCAATCTTGAGCGGTGATGACTGCAAGTTTTGCGGTTTATCACAGCAAGAGCAACCAGAGCAACCAAAACAAAAGCGGAAAGGACGAGGCCCCAGTAAGAAGCCAACCCTTTTCAATACGAGCTTGCGTCTATCGAGGGAGGTGATGGAGTACTTCAACACCAACCATCCTTATACAAAGCAAGCCAAGATTCGTGAAATTCTTACCGAGTATGTAAACAGCCAACAGCAAGGAGCTAACAATGGCAACAGCAAAGAAATCAACTAAGCCCCACGGAAACAGCCGCGCCGCAAAGATGCGCAAGTACTTCACTACGCACCCGACCGCTAGTGTGGCGGCAGTAGCCAAGGAGTTCAAGACCACGTACCAAGTTGCGTACATGGTTAAGAAGAAGATGGAGAACAGTGCAGTGAAGGACGCTGGTCGTATGTATGAGATCGGCAAGGGGCGCAAAGAGTCACGGTGGAAAACACTACTGGTGGAGACAAGCAACACCCCCATCACAATGGTTGAGCCAGCCTCCGACCCAGTGAATCACCCTACCCATTACAAGGTAGGTGGAATCGAGACCATCGACTTCATCGAGGCCAAGGGCTTGACGTATCACTTGGGCAACGTGGTGAAGTACGTCACACGATCAGATCACAAGGGTGACAAGCTACAAGATTTGGAGAAAGCCCGTTGGTATCTTGATCGAGAGATCGGTATCTTGCACGAGAAACTGGCCACACAAAGAATCTAACATTTGTTAGGGAAAGTCCTAAGCCACCTTCGGGTGGCTTTTTTTCGTCTATGCTTGACATTGTTCAGTTGTATGCTATATTCACGGCTTGAAAACGACTGGAGTGTTAGATGGCGACCACGCCCGAGGCCAAGGTAAAGGCCAAGATCAAAAAAATCCTGAAAGACTACGGTGTCTACTACGCCATGCCCATCGGCACTGGCTACGGCAACTCAGGAGTCCCCGACTTTCTATGCTGTGTCAACGGAAACTTCCTTGCAATTGAAGCCAAGGCGGGTAAAGGCACGACCACAGCACTGCAAGAAAAGAATCTTCGAGAAATAAAAGAGGCAGGTGGCACAGCCGCTGTGATCGCCGAAGCCCAACTCGAATACCTTGAGCAACTTATCCAACTGATGAAACAATGAAAATAATAACAATCGACTTTGAGACAGCCTACGGCGGTGACCTTGGGTTCGCCAAGCAAACCACCGAGGAGTACATCCGAGACCCACGCTTTGAGGTTATCGGTGCGGCGGTACAGGTAAACGATGGCGAGCCGGTGTGGTTCAGCGGTACACACCAAAAGATGTACGAGTTCTTGAACAAGTACGACTGGAAAAACTCCCTTGCGCTGGCGCACAACGCACCATTTGACGGAGCTATTCTGAATTGGCAGTACGGCATCACGCCCAAGGGTTGGCTTGACACGTTGAGCATGGCACGTGCGCTTCATGGTACGCAAGTGGGTGGAAGCCTAGCGGTGCTGGCCGCTTACTACGGCCTTGGGGTCAAGGGTGAACAGGTCAAGCAGTACATCAATTACTTCCGCAAAAACTTCAGCAAGGAAGAATTGGTTGACTACAGTATCTACTGCAAGAACGATGTGGCACTGACATGGGATTTGTTCGGGCACATGAGCCAAGGGTTCCCGAAGATTGAGCTACGGCTGATTGACCTGACTGTGCGCATGTTCACCGAGCCAGTGTTGCAGTTGGATAAGCACATGTTGGAAGCACACCTGACGTCAGAGCAAATACGCAAGGCCAACCTGCTTACCAGCTTTGACAAAGACACCTTGATGAGCAACCCGCAGTTTGCCGACTTGCTTGTATCGCTCGGTGTTCAGCCGCCCATGAAGAAGAGCCCCACCACTGGCAAACAGACCTTTGCGTTCTCTAAGACGGATGAGGAGTTCAAAGCCCTGCTTGAGCACGAGGACACAATGGTGCAAGCGGTGGTTGCCGCACGGCTGGGTACGAAGTCCACGATTGAAGAGACCCGCACCGAGCGGTTCATTGGGATTGCCTCCCGAGGGCCAATGCCAGTTCCCCTGCGCTACTACGCCGCCCACACAGGACGGTGGGGTGGTGACGACAAGATCAACTTGCAAAACTTGCAACGCACATCGCCCTTGAAGAAAGCCATCCTTGCGCCCTATGGTGACGTGATGATTGACTCGGACTCATCGCAGATTGAAGCGCGGACGCTGGCATGGCTGGCTGGACAGGACGATTTGGTGGAAGCATTTGAGAAAGGCGAAGATGTATACAAAATCATGGCATCGGCTATCTATGGCAAGGCGATCAACGCAATTACGAAGGATGAACGGTTTGTCGGTAAGACGACGATTCTTGGGGCTGGCTATGGTATGGGTGCGATTAAGTTTAGAGCGCAACTCAAAACTTTTGGAGTGGAGGTATCAGAGGATGAGGCGAAACGAATCATCGACACGTACCGACGAACATACCCACGCATCCCCGAGCTATGGAAAGCGGCGGCCAATGTGCTCCCCGCAATCATCAGTGAACAGACCACATCCTTTGGTCGGGGCGGCATTCTCAAGGTAGATGGGTCGGACGGCATCCTGTTACCCAACGGACTGCGCTTGAAATACCCCAACCTGCGCCAAAAAGTGGACGAAGAAAACAACAAGATCGAGCTTGTGTACGACACCAAGAAAGGCAAAGCTATCATCCCCAACCGAATCTACGGCGGCAAGGTGGTAGAGAACGTATGCCAAGCCCTTGCACGTATCGTGATAGGGGAGCAGATGCTGATGATCGCCAAGAAGTACCGTGTGGTGATGACCGTCCATGACGCCATCGCTTGTATTGCACCGGAGGCCGAGGCTGAAACAGCTAAGGAGTACGTTGAATTGTGTATGCGTATACGCCCGTCGTGGGCATCTGGGCTACCCCTGAACTGCGAAGCAGGGTATGGCAAATCTTATGGAGACTGTTAAATGAGTATCGTATGGTCGTTCAGTAGCCTGAAAACATTTCAGCAATGCCCCAAGAAGTACTATCACACCAAGATAGCCAAGGACGTTGTTGAGCCTGACACAACGGCAACGCTGTACGGCAAGACTGCTCATACCGTAGCAGAAGAATACATCCGTGACGACAAGTCAATCCCGCCCCAGTTTGAGTACATGCAGGGCACACTGGATGCCTTGAAAAAGATTGAGGGTGAGAAGCTGTGCGAGGTCAAGCTTGGGCTGACCAAGGACTTGAAAGCTTGCGAGTTCAGTGCGCCCGATGTGTGGTGGCACGGCATTGCCGACTTGGTTGTGCTGAACGAGGGAAAAGGTTTGGCGCACTCTGCCGACTACAAGACCAGCAAGAGCGCACGGTACGCCGATACCAAGCAACTCGACCTTGTGGCTGCGGGTATCTTCGCCAAGTTCCCTAAGATCAATCGGGTGAAGTCTGCCCTGATCTTCACAGTGAGCAAGGAGTTTGTTCGGGCTGAACACCACAGGGAAATGATGACAAAGTACCTAGAGAAGCCGACAAAAGATGTGGCACGAATCGAAGCCGCATTAGAGAACGGCGTATGGAACCCAAGCAGTGGGCCACTGTGCAAGTTCTGCGCTGTCAAACAGTGTGAATACAACAGGAGCTAACAATGATAAAAGGACTATCAGAAAACGGATGGAACGTGATGTGCAATATCTCACAGATTGTGATTGACGTTGACTCGCGCATGGGACATTTGTACTTGCCCGAATTAAACGTGCCGGATATGACAAGTGTGATTAACTGTTTTACAAATGTAGACCCCGAGTGCAACATAATTAACACCTACGTCAATGGCGTACCCGATGTTATGTATGTAAAGGACGATGATGGATGGCATGTGGAGTACCCCGATGAAGCATCTGATTACCCAGAGATTCATGAGTACCAGATCGTTGTTGAGAACATACAAGAAAAACACCCAAGGCTGACGCAGTTTGGCTTTGGGGGTCAAGGTGATATTCGCCCCGAGGCAGTGCAAAAATGTGTTGAGTGGCTACTGCGGCACGACGCTACGGAGCGCCGTAAAACCGTCAATACAAAAGTATCTAGCTATACGTGGAAACATATAGTGGAACGCCATTTTGATAGCTACATTGCAAATGGAGAATTCATTTGCGCGGCCTTGTACTTAGGATATAAGATGAAAACCTCTGATGGGCCAAATGCTTGGTTCAATATTAGAGACAGGACTAAACAATAACCCAAATGCAGAGGTGACACCATGCCGTACGTAAACAAACCCCGCCCCTACAAAAAAGAATACGAGCAACAGAAAGCTCGCGGCGAACATGAAACAAGAATGGATAGACAACGTGCAAGAAACGAGATGGACAAGAAGGGCATTGACCGTACTGGAAAGGACATCGACCATGTGGTTCCCTTGTCCAAAGGGGGAACAAATGCTAAGAGCAATCTTAAGCTCAAGACCCCAAGCGCCAACCGATCATTCACCCGAAACTCTGACCACACGGTCAAAGTCAACAAGTCAAAAAAATGAACTCATCAGAGTATTCGTGGCCCCGTCCACACGGGTTCACACCGTTCGATCATCAGAAGATTACAGCCGAGTTCCTCACGACCAACAACAAGGCGTTCTGCTTTAACGAGCAGGGGACAGGCAAGACAGCATCAGTGATTTGGGCAGTTGACTATTTGATGCAACGAGGGTTAGTGAAGCGTGTGTTGGTGATCTGCCCTTTGTCGATCATGAAGTCGGCATGGCAACAGGACTTGTTCAAGTTTGCAATCCACCGCACGGTGTCGGTTGCACACGGTTCTGCCAAGAAGCGCAAAGAGATCATCAATGCGGGGTCAGAGTTTGTCGTCATCAATTTTGATGGGGTGGACATCGTCAAGAAAGAAATCTTGGCCGGTGGGTTCGATTTGATCGTGGTGGATGAAGCGTCAGCGTATAAGAATGCTCAGACAGACAGATGGAAAGATTTGCGCGACCTAACAAAAGTTATACGTGGCTTGTGGATGTTGACTGGAACGCCCGCCGCCCAAGCGCCTACGGATGCTTACGGATTGGCAAAGCTGGTCAACCCCCAAGGTATCCCGATGTTCTATGGGCAGTTCAGAGATCAGGTCATGGCCAAGGTCAGTAAATACCGCTGGATACCACGCCCCGAGTCCAAGCACATCGTTCACAAGGCACTGCAACCCGCCATTCGGTTTGAGAAGAAGCAGTGTCTCGACCTGCCGCCTGTGACTTTCACCGAGCGTGACGCGCCCCTGACCCCACAGCAGTTGAAGTACTACAACGTGCTCAAGAAGCAAATGCTGATTGAGGCAGACGGCGAAGAAATCTCTGCGGTCAACGCCGCTGTGAAGCTCAACAAGCTACTTCAAATATCCGGCGGTGCTGTGTATACGGATACTGGAGAAGTCCTAGAGTTTGACGTATCTAACCGCCTGAACGTGGTGCAAGAAGTTATTGACGAATCGAGCCACAAGGTGCTGGTGTTTGTTCCGTTCACCCACACCATTGAGTTGCTTGAGAAGCACTTGGTCAAGCACGGCATCACCTGCGAAATCATCAATGGAGATGTGCCTGTCAATAGACGCTCCGAATTGGTAAAACAATTTCAGGACGGTGTACACCCCAAAGTTCTCATCATCCAACCACAAGCGGCATCCCACGGACTTACCCTAACTGCCGCCGACACGATCATCTGGTACGCTCCCTGCTCCAGCGTGGAGACGTATCTACAAGCCAATGCCCGAATTGACCGCCCCGGTCAGGTCAACCCAATGACCATCGTGCATATAACAGGCAGTCCGATAGAGACAAAGATGTACGCCCACCTGCGGGGCAACATTGCACACCACACGAAAATTATTGATTTGTACAAGCAAGAAATAATTTCCGAAGGTACTTGACAATGTTAAGTTCTGTGATAGACTAAAACCACAAATCAACTGGAGCTAACTATGGACGCATTAGAAGTTCAGGGGGAACAACCCTCTATCCCCCTCGACAAACTCACCGCCATCTACATCAAGATGCGCGATGCCAAAGACAAACTCACCGCAGACTACAAACAGCAGTACGCCAATCTGGAAGAACAGATGAGTGTGCTTGAGCTGGAGATGCTTGAGATTTGCAAGAACATGAATGCCGACAGCATTCGCACAAAAGCTGGCACGATTGTTCGTTCCGTAAAGTCACGGTACTGGACGAATGATTGGGATTCTATGTATCGCTTCATCAAAGAAAACGATGCGTATGGCTTGCTGGAGAAGAGACTTCATCAGACACACATGAAGGAGTTTCTTTCCGAGAATCCCGACCTGCTCCCTATGGGCTTGAATGTAGAGAGCGAATACACCGTGGTTGTTAGACGTTCTAAGGAAAACTGAAAAATGAGCAACATCACTTTGCTAAACCAAGACCTCCCCGACTTTCTGCAAACCGCTGGAGTCAGTGAGCTTACAAAACAACTCGCTGGTCGTACCGGCGTTAAACGAATCGTCCCCAAGAACGGAATCTTCCGTAAGGTTGTGGGCGGTGAAGAAATGGGTAAGGTCAAAGGCGACTTGAATGTTGTCGTTGTCAACGCTTCCCCCAAAGTTGGTCGTATCTTCTACGCAAAACAATGGAGCCCCGAAGCTGAGCCAACTGCGCCTGACTGTTTCTCCAATGACGGCAATGTGCCCGATGCAGGTTCCGCGAATAAGCAATCTGACCGTTGCGATTCGTGCGAGCAAAACATCAAGGGTTCAGGTATGGGCAACTCCAAAGCTTGCCGCTACTCACGCCGCATCGCTGTGACGTTGGAAGAAGACTTTGGTACTTCGCTTGAAGGTTCTGTGTATCAAATGAACTTGGCTTCCAAGTCACTGTTCGGCGATAGCGTTGGCGACAACACGCATCCCTTTGAGAGCTACACCAAGTACTTGGCCAACAATGGCAAGAGCTTGGACTACGTTGTTACACAGTTGAGCTTCAATGAAGACAACGACAACCAATCCATCCTGTTCACACCAGTACGCTTCATCAACAAGGGCGAACACGCGATCACCAGCAAAGTGGCCGTGCTTCCCGAAGTGCAGAAGATGGTTGTGATGACACCGTATCAAGCCGATGTGTCAGGCCGTGCGCCAAAGCTGGAAGCCCCTAAAGCTGAAACGCCCAAAGCCGCCGCACCTGCCGCCGAAGCTGAAGCAGTGGAAGAGCCCAAGAAGCGCGAATCCAAGAAGGCCGCTGAAGTCACACCCGTACCCAAGAAAAGCTTGGACTCTGTGGTTGCGGCTTGGACGGACGAGGAGTAACGCATGACCTATGGTTACAGCCAGAGTTTGGTTGCGGCGAACAAAAAAGCCAACGCTAAATCTTTGGGCGTAGCCTTGGGTCGCTTCTGCGTTGTGCGGGGGATTCCAGCAACGAAAGTTGCGGAGGCACTGGGTGTGAGCCGTACTACGGTTTACAACTGGTTCGTGGGCGAGTTCGCCCCATCCCCCGACCACAGCGAGCAGATCGAGCGTTTCATGGCACGGCACAAAAAACACGGATAACAATGTCTACATTTGATTTGCTCGACACCGTACTGCCGACAGACGGTAGGTACTGCGTGGTTGGCATAGGTAAGTATGTAGATCAGCGTTTTGCAGACACAAGGGAAGATGCCGAGACGATCATCCAAGAGTTCAACACCAAACAAGTCAATGTGTATTTCGGCTGTGCCAAGTTTGGTACAGCAGGTGACAGGACGCACGAGAACGTAGCCTTTGTCCGAGCCCTTTGGCTGGATATTGATTGCGGCCCGACCAAAGGTGTACCGAATTCCAAAGGGAAGATTGAAGGCTACCTCGACCAGCAAACAGGGCTGGCAGAGCTTCAAAAGTTTTGCAAAGCAATCGGCTTACCCAAACCAATCTTGGTGAACTCCGGTAACGGCGTTCATGCTTACTGGTTGCTTGAAGATACATTGACCCGCAAAGAGTGGGAGCCACTGGCCAAGCGACTTAAACAACTCTGCAAAGAGCAGGGCTTGATCGTTGACGACAAAGTATTCGAGGCATCGCGTATTCTGCGTGTGCCAGAGTCGATGAATGTGAAGAAGGGCTTGGAACCCAAGCCAGTCAATGTTTGGAACGAAGTCTCCCCACGGATACCGACTGACAAGCTACGCGAACTACTCGGCGCACCTGAGCCCAAAGAAGTAGAAGAAGCACCCGACTTCGCGCCCTCCGCCATGAGCCCCATGATGGAAGCGTTGATGGGCAACAAGGTCAAGAAGTTTAAGAACATCATGCTCAAGGCCGAGAACGGCTGTGCGCAACTGAACTACGTATTCCAAAACCAAGGTGAGATTGATGAACCGTTGTGGGTATCAGCCCTCTCGATTGCGGCGTTCTGTGCAGATGGTGACCGTGCCGCGCACAAAATGTCAGACCAGCATCCTGAGTATGACCCGAGCCTAGTTGACAACAAGCTTAGAAACGCCCGCAAGCGCGGTGGCCCACACCACTGCACGACATTTGAAGAACGAAACCCCGGTGGTTGCGATGGTTGCCCACACAAAGGCAAGATCACATCCCCAATCGTGCTGGGCATAGAAATAGAAGAAGCGACCGAAGCCGACAACGAAGTGGTGGTGGAGACTGAAAAGGGTGAGGAAGTTAAGCACCAAATCCCAGAGTACCCATTCCCATTTTTCAGGGGTAAGAAAGGCGGTATCTATGTGCGCCCCCCAGAGGACACCGAAGAAGAACCCAAGATGGTGTACGAGCACGACCTGTACGTCGTCAAGCGCATGAGGGACAAAGAGCTGGGGGAGATAGCACTGTTCAAACTTCACTTGCCCCACGACGGGGTGAAAGAGTTTGCGATTACTACGGCATCAATATCCTCAAAGGATGAGCTACGCAAGCAACTTGCGCAACAGGGTGTGATGGCACACCACAAGCAATACGAGAACCTGATGACCTACGTCATCACATCGGTCAAAAATTTGCAGTACACAAAGAAGGCAGAAACAATGAGAACACAATTTGGGTGGGTCGAGGGAGACAGCAAGTTCATTATGGGCACCAAGGAGATTACCAAGGACGGTACGTTCTACAGCCCACCGTCATCAACAACCGAATTCTTCGCCGACAAGATTCATGAGAAGGGAACCCTTGAGGCATGGAAGGAAGTATTCAACCTGTACGCCATGAAGGGTATGGAGCCTCATGCTTTTGGAGCGTTAACTGCGTTTGGCGCTCCACTAATGAAGTTCACTGGCTTGAAGGGCGCAATCATCAACGTGATCTACGAACACGCCGGATCAGGAAAATCGACCATCCTGCGCATGTGCAACAGCGTCTACGGGATGCCCTACGAACTCATGTCGATTGAGAAGGACACGCTCAACGCAAAGATGCAACAGCTTGGTGTGATGAACAACATCCCCAACACCATCGACGAGATTACCAACATGAAGCCGCAGGAATTCTCGGACATGGCGTATGGCATCAGTCATGGTCGGGGTAAGAACCGCCAAAAGGGTTCAGAGAATGCACTGCGCATCAACAACACCTCATGGCAGAACATGACCCTGTGCTCGGCCAACGCCAGCTTTTACGAGAAATTAAGCGGGTTGAAGAACACACCGGACGGCGAACAAGTACGGTTACTTGAGTACAAGATTGAGCCCAACGACTTGATTGGCGTGGCCAAGGGCAAGGAGATGTTTGACCACCAACTCAACGACAACTACGGCCATGCTGGGGAAATCTACATTACGTGGGTGTTGAACAATCTGGAGTACACCAAAGACCTGCTCAAGAAAGTTCAAGCCCGACTGGATAAAGAAGTCCAGTTCACAGCACGAGAGCGTTTTTGGTCGGCAGTATGCGCGGCCAATATTACCGGCGGTTTAATCTCCCGCCACCTTGGGTTACATGATTTTGATATGACTGCCGTCTATGACTGGCTGAAAGGAATGTTGAGCGAAATGAGAATTGACGTGAAACCCCCACAAACCACACCCATCACCACATTGGGCGAGTTCCTTGATAGCCACCACATCAATACCTTGGTGGTCAATGGCGAGGTGGATGCCCGAAGCAATTTGTCGGCGCTACCTTTGCAAGAACCCCGAGGAGCACTGCTGGTACGTTACGAGCCAGACACCAAGCACATCTACATAGCGGCCAATCAGTTCAAAAAGTTCTGCGTCGAGCAACAAACCAACTACAAGAGCCTGCTCAAGCAGTTGACCGACCTGAACATTTTTATCGAGGTCACCAACAAGCGCATGTCCAAAGGAATGAAGATTGCGTCCCCTGTGGTTCGGGCATTGAAGTTTGATGCCTCCAACTCCGAGTTCTTGCGCATGGATGAAATACTGAACATCAATGAAAATCGAGACGGTGGCGTACCAGCTTGATTGGTCAAAGTTCCGGGTCGGTCATTCGTTCTTTGTACCCTGCATAGATGAACGGGCGGCTCGGGAAACGATCAACGCTGTTACAAAGAGGTTGAAAATATCTATTGTTACGAAAGTAGTGATCGTAGACGGCATAAAAGGACTGCGCGTTTGGCGGGTCTGAGATAAACTTTGGAGTGGAAGAGTTAGCTCCTTCCGATACTCCCCTTGACCCCCCGCCTGTGTGCGGGGGTTTTTTATTGGGCCATCAACCGCTCACGCTCCAGCTTCTTCTCTGACGGTTCCAGCAGGTCAAGCAGTTGCGGATAGTACCTTTTGTCGATGGGCATACCACGGTCAGACTTCATCTTGCGCTCAATCTGTTTTTTGATCGACTGCTTGATGTTGTCCGCACCGATTGCGTCGTAGGGGTTCCGGCTGTTGAACGTAAACACGTTGTCAAAAGCTTTCTCAACGTCTTCGTCCGAGCCTTTATCCAGCTCCCGCTCCAAGCGGTCAAGCAGTTTGGTGCGCTCCCGCTTCACCTTCAGAATTTCACCTTGCAAGTGAAAGATTGCTTCGCGTCGAGCCACGAGCCCTTCGGTGGCAAAGCCCATAGACTGCGCCAACAACTGACCCTGAGTGAACTCCTCGGCTTCCTTGATAACTGCGCCTGACGTAGTGGTAGCGCCTTCTTTCCCGTACCGGGCAGCGGTAAGGGAACCCCGAGCAAAGGCTGGGGCCAACTGTTCAACGCCGCGCAGAATTTCGCCTTTGTTAAAGAAGTCGATGGCGGTTGGGATTTGCTTGAACGTGATCGACGCACTGGGGCCGAGCAAAGACATAAAGTATTCCTGCATAGCCGCAGCGGAAGTTGCCTGCTCTTTTACGTCGGGCACCCACATGTTATTCATAGACAAGCTACCGGAAATGTCGTAGCCCGTCATGGAAGCAATCAAACCCTTGTCCAAGATTTCATCCAGCGTGTGGTCGCCAATTTTGATATTGCCAAAGGTCTGAGGGAGCCAAACGTTGCGGAACCAGAACTCCAAGTCGCGCTCTTCCAACGGGTCTTCGTCGTCTTCGTCACGGATTACATTCATCATGCCTTGGATTGCGCCCATAGCCATTGTTGCGCCGGGGATACCAACGTAGCCAGCAAGCGCAGTGGACATGGTCAATGTACCGACCAACTGAGTCATGGCCTTGGCACGGTCTTTTGCGTCGAGCCCAGCCAGCGCACGATAAGCGTTACGGATAAAGAACGTAGTCACAAACGCAGGGAACATCTTGAACTGGAGAATCGTGCGACCTACGGGCTTTTGCGCATTGAGCAAGACTTGGCGTTCAGAGTCGGCCAACAACCCGCGAGGGCGGTTGGATGCGTGGTAGTTACCCAAGGCTTCGTGGGTCTCGGCTTCGGCTGCACGCAGGGCTTCTTCGTGGGTGTACTTCTTGCCGGTTTCCTTGTTGGTCTGCTGGGAGTACAGATCGTAGGAAGTCATGAAAGTCACTTCACGGATCATGCGCTCAGTGTGATGGAACATGCTGGTCATCACATTGCTGACAGTACGCATGGTGCGGCGTACCCCACCTTCAAGCTGGTTTGTCGGCGTATCCCTGCGGTTGCCAAGGTCGTAGGCCAGTGTGTTGTCGTTGATACCTCTGTCTGCCATGTATTGCGCAGCCAGCTTCTGGTTGTCAGTCAACTTCACCAAACCGTTATTCAGGTACGAGGGGAACTCAAACGTGGTCGAGCCATCTTCAGCCTGACGACGAATACCGCTTGTGCCAAAGATAGCCATTGACTTGGCAAGGGCCGCACCTACCTTGACAGGATTGAACCCGTGGTTGGATGTGAGCACTGGGCCAACAAAAATTGGAAGTGCCGTCAACTGAGTAGCGGCAGTTTTGATTGAGGTCATCAACCACAAATACGCCGAGGAGTTCAACAGCGCAGAAGTTTTGTAGCCAAGGCTATCTTCTAAGTCAGGGCGGACTTGCTGCTCGGCACGCATACGCATCTCGGAAACAAACTCACCGAGGCGGGCTTTGTCTGGGTTACCTGCAAGTGTGTCGTTTGCGCGTTCAAGCTCACTCATGATACGGGGGCCGTACTTGATGCGAGCCAGTTGGTTGGCCATGTTTGTGCCGGTCACTGCAAAGTTACGAGCAATGTCCCCGCTGAAACCAGTAGTGCCTTGACGGTGCATGTACTGTCTGCGGAAGTTGCGATCAGGCAAAGTCTGCAAGTACATCTGATAGATTTCGTCCATGAGCTTGTCGGCATCGAGCCTAGACATGGAAGAGACTGTGTTGCCGTAGTCATCAACCACGGTCTGCCCTTGCTTCATACCTTCTTCGATTGAGTTGAAGATTTCCTTCAACATGCCGCTGGCATCCAAGTCTTTTTTACGGGCATCGGACAAGTCATTACCCAGATCAATCGCTCCAGATTCCTGCATCTCACGCAAGGATTCAGTGGAACCAGCCTCTTGCATCTGGCGGATGCGCTTACGCAAGAACATGTTGCGATCAAAGGCGTTCTCAAACATGTAGAACTCGCGGTTCACACCCTTGCCGATTCGCAGCCAGTATTGGCCGTAACGCATCAACGGGAAGTACGGATACAGCTTCTTGCCGTCTTCGTAGATTTGTTTGATCTGGGCAATCAGCTTGCCTTTGGGGGACTTGCCATCTGCGGCAGTGCCGAGCAACTTCGAGTTGGCAATCTGCTCTTCCAGCAACACATGGTACTGCTCATGGTTGGCTTTGTAGAAGTCACGCACTTGCTCGTACAGCTTCTTGTTTGCATCGGTCAGACCATCCCACATCTTTTTCAGGTCGGCATCTTTGCTCAGGTTGCCAGCCACAGTTGGGTCACGGTACAGCAATGTAGAGTAGTTCATCACATTAGCAAGACGCTGTAGTTGCTCGGGAGCACTGCGTGCTAACTTAGCCAGAGCCTCAGAGAGCGGCACCATGTCCAGCGTACTCTTGTTGCGCATTGCGGCCATGTCAGTGAGATACTGCCAAGATTCTCTAAGGCCGACAACACCCTTGCGTTCACCCCACTGCACCACGGCTTCCGTTTGCAACATAGGCAGTACTTGACGCAGCTTGAAGTTATCAAAGCCAGCGTACATAGAGGACAACGCATCGGTCAAGTCCTCCATACTACGTATCTTTACAAGGCCGGGCAGCTCACGGATGGTGTCGGCAAAGCTGGATTTCTCCATGCGCTCAACCATCTTGTTGGTCTTGATCTTTTTCTTCTTAAGCTCAGAAGAAACTTCTGTTGCATCCGCACTTGCGCGTTCCGCAGCAATCTCCGCCCGCATATCGGCGGTCAGACGGGAACTGAGCATTGAATTAGTGACGCTGATTACGTCTGCAAGGGCGCTGGTGTGCATTGGCCCCATGTTGAAGAACTGACGCACGTTGTTGACGAACCGAGTGAACAGCGACTGCTTGGTAACGCCCTCGGTCTCCATCAAGAACTTCTGGAAACGTGGGTGGGACATTGCATAAGCAACAAACTCGCGGGGGTCGCCAAAGATGTCGGAGACCACCAGTTCCCCCATAAATTCTGGCAACGTGCCTGCGGCGTGCATTTCTTTCACGCGCTTCAAAGTCATGTCCATAGTGCCTTGCAGGGCACCGAACGCTTTTACCAAATTAGCGTTGAGTTCTTTACCTGCGTTGTACGCCCCGTATGCCGCAGCTATTTTTTCATTAAGTGCGGCGTGCAGCATTTCATGCAGCACAGTGACGTTGTTTATGCCTTGATTTGGGCCACCAGACATTCCGCGCACAAAGACAAAACGTTCTCCGTTAGCCACAGTGCGCAAGAACATGCCACGGGATTCGTTCCAGTCGGCTTCTACTCCTCCCTCAGTAATCTGAGGTGGTAACGGTGCGCCTTCTTCAAGCACCATGAACTTGACGTCTTTTACAAACGGCAGCAGGCGCTCGGCCAAGAATCTTTGGAACGCATTGCCGGTCTTAATCACATGCCGCAGTGCTTGCTGGGCAGTGGTCATCTTGCTGAATCTAGTATCGGCGCGGCCAGCTTTGACTTCGCTTGTGGCTTTGGATACTTGGGCAGCGATGCCCTTCTTCACGTTCTCCAACTCCATCGGGGTGATGGCTGGGTTTTTCAGCATCTCGGCTGCGCGGTCACCGAGCTTGGTTCCTTTGAGCGAACGAGCCAACAACACCAAGGATTTGATGGCTTGGATTTTGCCAACACGTTTATTTGTTTGGGCAGCAGACAGAGATTCTTCTGAACCAATAGTCCCTTCGTCGATAGGAGCAATAGCTTCATCGAGCGCGGCACCCGCAGCGGTAACAGCTTTTTCGTTCTGTTTGTAGTTTTTGCGTTGCTGTGTGCGGCGCTCGTCGCTGGCAGCTTTTTCCTCTGGGCTCAAGGGCTTACGGCCCCGCTTAGCTTTGGGCGCTCCTTCCTCCACCACTTCTTCAGTAGGCAGAGTAGTTATATCCCCGACGGCGTCAGCAACGTCATCAGAAATTTCAGCTTGCTCGGCGATGACTTCATCCGACTGCGCGGTTAGTTCGGTAACGGGCTCAACGGGGGCAGCTTCTTGTCCTTGCGCTTCTGCTTGGACGGCTTCAGGGGTTTCAGTGCCAACTTGGTCTCCTCGTTTATTTATTTCTTCATCGTATGCAGCAATTGCTTTATCAATTGTGGGTTGGTCATCCACCCCTTGCTCACGCAAGGTATCTGCGATGTTGTCCCTCTGTGCGCCAATTGATTCTTCTAAGGATTCAAAGTTGGCTTGGTCAGCTATCGCGCTATCTGCGGAGCGTTTAGCAAATTCAATTGGGTCTATTGCAGCGGGCTGAACAGAGGGCGTTTCTGTTTGGGTGGTTTGTTCAAACGGATCAACTATTGCAACGGGCTGTGTTGCTTCTCCTGTAGCAACCCCTGCAACATCCGGTCCAGCAGGAACCACTCCACTTGGCTCAGTGATTCCAACTCCTGCGGGGGTGATGTCTGCACTGGGCTGTTCAGCCACTGGAACGCCTGCTCCACTTGGCTCGGTGATAGTCTGTCCAGCATCTGGTTCTCCTTGAGCTTCCTCACTTGCAGGGGCCTTTTCTTCAACTTCCAAAGTCGCAGCTTCAATGGCGCGAATGTTTGCCTGCGCAGGGTCAAGCCCCATGTCTAGGAAAGTTTGCTGGAACTGTGCGACACGCTCAGGCTCAATGTTGGTAATGCCTTGCTTGGTCAGGTCGGCAGCAATCTTTTCAACTTCTAATGACTCTTGACCAGTAGGCGGCGTAACTTGAATTCCGTCAATCTCAACACTTCCGTCTTGTTTGGTGACTTTTATGCTTTCTTTGTCCCCAATATTTACTTTGGTTGTGCCAACTATGGGGCTGTTTGAGGGCGCATTACCTGTAGCTTTTATGCCCGTTTCGCTTGGCATTTCTGCTGTTCGGCGGGCTTCCAAACCTTCACTTACCCCAGCAGCAGCGCCAAGACCAGCGCCCGCCAGACCTTCCATAGTGGCCTGCCCAACAACACCGCGCATGGTGGGTACGTCGTAGCCTTCACGTTGGAGAGCTATGTTTTGAGCCAATTGCTCTTGGCCACCCTGTGCCGCTTCACCTGCAAATTCCTTTGCCCCTGTGACCGCTGCTTGTTTCTTAATGCTACCCGCAATAATTTGTTTGGCCACTTGTCGGGCCACGGCAGGCTCAAAACCTGTGCTTGCACCAATTGCACCGAGGGCGGAGCCCATCAAAATCTGGTCTAAGTTCTCGCCGTTATAGGCTTGTGCGGCTTGCGCACGGGCTTCAATTTGTTTCTCGGACATGTTGGTCTTACCGAGTTCTTCTTTGACCGCGTCGTAAATAGTCCCTTTGATCGTACCGGCACCCATAACAGAACCAATACCAGCACCAGCGGCAGTGGCTGCAACAGCGCCCGCGCCAAGAACAGAAGCGCCCAAACCAGCCAAAATAGCGGGGGCGGATGTACCCAGCGCATTTACTACTGTGTCAATAGGAGCAATAGTGAAAGCTTTGACAGCGGCTTTAACCTGATCCCCAACACCTTTGTCCTCGGCATCCTTCATGATGCGGGCGATCTCAGCGGAGTCTTTCTTGGACTGTGCGCTGTACAGATCGCCAATGTAATTTTCTACGCCCTTGATAGAGTTGGATACATCACTACCCGCACCAAAGGCATCAGCAACCAAGCGCACGCCGGTGGCCAGACCAGAAACAGCTTTTAGAGGTACGTCGGCAACACTACGTAGGAACGATTGATCTTCTGGCTTTGGCTCGGCCTTGGGTTCCGCAAAGGGGTCAACGATCTGCGGCGCAGATTGCACCTCAAAGGGGTCAACGATACCCTTCCGTTGCGGTTGTTGCGCCTCAAACGGATCAATGATGGCCATGCCGAACCCCTTTATTTGCCGTATTTTCGATTGTAGTAGGCAGCTAAGTCTGCGTCAGATACACCGGGGTTTGCTTTTCTAGCCGCATCCATAAACGCTTGCATAGAGGGTTTAGCAACAGGGGCCGCAGCTTGAGGAGCAGGAGCAGGAGCGGCAGCAGGGGCAACGCCCATTTCTCGGGCAATCCACCGGTCTCTGAAAGCAGCGGCTTGTTCCCCAGTTGGGTCGGCTTTTTGCAAGTCGCTGTATGTCTTTCGCAGATTTTTGTCTGTGAGCACAGCATCACCCCAAGCGGCGCTGGCTTCTTTTTTACTTTTTGCGGCTGCCGCTTCTCTTGCAACATCAAGCTTTTCGGCACCGGGATAACGGCCAAGGTCACTTGCAGCCATTGAAGCAGCTTCGGCCATTGTTTTTTTGTTAGCTGGTTTGCCTTCTTCAATCAACGCAGCGTAGCGGATGTTGGTCTGACGAGCAAGATCGGTTTCTTTGTTCGCGGCCATTTGTTGCGCTTTAAGTGTTGCAGCCGTTTGCATTTCTGTACTGGCCAAGCCTGAGTTGAGCTGCGCAACTTTTCCTTCTGCGTCAATTTTGAGCTTGAGTCCTTCCAGTCTTTGCGATTCGGCTTTGTCTTCCAGTGCGGTGGCCTTGCCAACCATACCTTCTTTGCGTGCTTGTTGCGCAGTAGCCAGAGTGATCTCGGACTGGCGCAGTCGGTCTTTGGCTTCCTTGGTTTCTTTGGCAACCCGAGCCACTTCACCTGTGAACGCTTTGACGGATTTGCTGGCCCCCTCGCGGAAGTTTTTAGCACCGATCATTTCAGCCGCAGCAAGTAAAGCGCCAAGACCTTTGGCCTCATCCGTGTTTTTACCGAGGTTGGCACGCTCGGCTTTTACTTCTTCCAAGTAGCCAGCAGTAACGTCGGGGCCGTACAGCTTTTGAACAAACGGCAACTGCTTTTCAACACCAGCTTGGTACTGCTCGGCAGTCTGAGGTTTGTATTCATCGACTAAGCTAGACAAGCCTTTAAGGGCCTCATCGGTTTTTTGTCTGTATGAACCGCCACCAGCCATTGCAACAATACCGCCACCGGCCATCATTGCTTCTTGTTGCTCCGCAGGAATTTGGTCAAACGCGCCGCCAAGACCCGCATACATAGACTTAGACTGAGCAAGCTCAGCCAAACGCTCGTCAATCGCATCTACAGTGTCCATGTCCCTGCGGTTCAAAGCATTTTCACGGGCTTGCTGCAATTGCTCAGGACCGAGCCTGTCGATGATGCTTTCCACGTTGCCTTGACTGGTAACACCGCCTTCGGCCATGAACTTGCTCAGGCCATACATGCCCATGCCAAGACCAGCTAAGTCTTGCAAACCAGAACCTTGAGGCTGGTACATGTTGGTAACGCTGGATGAACCGGTGGGTGTGCCGCGCAACAGGTCGGACATAAATCCCAACTGTTTATAAGGATAGTTCTGCTGATTCAGGAAGTCTTGATACTTGACATCCATACCCCTCTGATTGAGAGCTTGCTCCATACCGCCATAGGCAGACTGAAGCTTGTTGATGTCCATGCCTTGCTGGAACTGCTGACCGCCAAGCTGCCCAAGCTGACCTGCGGCTTGTAAGCCAGTCTGGAGACCTTGCATGCCAAGACCAGCCCCGTACTGACGAGACTGCTCACCCAACTGCTGAGCTGCTTGACCATACTGAGCGCCCATACCAGCAGCTTGCAGACCTTGACCCGCGCCAAACTGGCGAGATTGCTCTCCAGCTTGTTGTGCTTGTTGGAAAGCCTGTTGATTGGCAAGTTGAGATTGCAGGTCTTGCCCTGCACCCAATTGCTGGACTCCAAGGTTGGCCGCAAGGTTCTGCGAGCCAACGTTGAAACCCATTTGTTGATTCGCCAAAGCCGCTTGCATCGCTTGCTGGGCATTCATGCCCATAGCTTGATTTCTGGCTGCTTGGTTTTGTACGTTTGCTTGTTGTTGGCTGCTTAAATTGGCAAGGGCAGTTTGTAGACCCGTTTGAGCGCCAAGTTGTTGAACACCAAGCGCAGCGCCAAGGTTTTGCCCGCCAACAGTAATACCAGCTTGTTGGTTGGCTTGTTGAGCTTGCAAACGCGCTTGCTGTTCGGCATTAAATTGCTGCTGGGCTTGGCCGTAGGCCGACTGAAGTCCCTGCGCTTGAATGTCGCCTTTTTGTTGAGCAAGATTGCGGGCAGCTTCGGCCTCCATGATGGCCTGACGAGATCCGCCAAACGCACCTGCGCCTACAGCCTGAGCCCCGCGACCTGTGCGAGCAATATCCGCTTGCCGTTGAGCTTCACGTTGCTGGATGTCCACCACATTTTGCATGTAGGGAGACATATAGGCTTCTGCTGCGCCGGGGCGAGCAAAGCTTTGGGTGCGAACACGTTCTGCTGGCCCCATTTGGTATTGTTGCAAGTTGGGGTTATAGGCTGTTTGCGCCGCACCCATTTCTGCTGCTTCATACCCTATTGACCGCACATCTTGTGGGCCTTTCATTTGATACTGCTGAAGGCTTGGAGCCTGAGCTTGCATCATGGAGAACTGACCGGGCTGGTACGCGCCGGGGGCTTGAAACTGATTGGCAAACTGACCAGCTTGGTAGTTTGTCCCCATAGCACGGGTACCCACATCGCCAGCTAAATTGGTGGCCGTACCCAACTGAGAGGATGGCCCCATTGTTTTTGCGGCACCCATTGCTTTATTTTGCAAGTCGGTGAACTGTTGAACGCGCTCACCGCCATAGGGCTTGTATGGGTTTTTGTTGATATCAGTTACCAAAGAACCTTGATACAGAATGTCTTTGGCGTATGGCTTGGCCCAATCTGGCAAGTCAGTAGTTTGGGTTTGTGTTGAACTGCCACCGCCGCCACCACCGTCACCATAGACAATACGCCCACCTTCAGAGAGGGTTGCTGAATCGCCCAAGGGCTCGCCCAAGGCGTAAAGTTGGCGACGTGAATAGCTCATGATTCATCCTTAAAAAACTTTTGGTACGTCACACTCTGTACCTCGTACCCGTGAGAACTGGCAGATTTCTTCCAGCCCGGGCGTCCAATAAACTCAATGCCGGAACATCCGGCGTCCTTGGCAAACCTGTCAAGCAGGTCGTACATCTCGTCTTCTACATATTGCATATGGTTTGGAACCCCTGCGCAATACTGAATTGTTAACAGCTTGCATTGTGGGTAGGCTTTGATCTCGGTTATGACATGACCGTAGATCTCATTGTCGTCATGACCAATCCACAATTGCATCTGCCCATTCAACACAAACCTCAGAATGTCGTCAACCGTGGCGCGGCCTCGCGTCCACTTTGCAGATTCCACCAAGTAAGGCAAGAGAGGAGGGATTACTCCTGCTATCGCTCCCGGCGGAACCAACGACATCCTCATGCTGGCAAGAATCTTTCTGCGCGGCTGTTCTTGGCAACCCGACCCTTACCGACTGTTTTTCTGCGAGCCTTTTGGACTCTGTCCATCATGGCGTACAACTTACGAGCACCAGCCTCAGTCGAGCCATTACCCAGCTCGGAAACGATACGCGCAGGCACAACAAACTCACCGTCAGCTAAACGTGCAGGTTGCTTTCTGCCAATCATGGCCGGGATGGAGTCAGACACCCCATCACCGGGGCCTTTGAGCAACCGACCGCCGTCAGAGTAATCGCCAAGATGAGAGCCGCCATTTGCATAAGCGGCCATTAATCCACCCTTTGCGGCACCAGCAGCGGCGGCGGCGGCAGCGGCGGCGCTACCTGAAGTAGCAGCCATTCCATGTCCGCCCGTGCCCATAGCAGAAGCACCGCCGCCACTACCACTTGCCACACCCCCACCAGCGCCAACACCGCCTCCACCACCGCCAGCAGAACCAGCGCCGATACTTCCAATAGATTTTGCGGCCATACCTGCCGGGCCGAAACCCATTGCACCGGCGTTGCCAGATGTTGCTCCGGGTGCGCCAAAACCAGCACTCAAACCGCTACTACTTGGGCCAACACCTTGTAAGCCCGCCAAAGCCGTAGCAATGGCTTGTGCTTGTTGGGCGTTGTTTGCGTCTGCTTTTGCTTGTGTATCAGCCAATGTGCTTGGCGAATTCAGCATATCTCCCGCATCAGACACTTGAACAGCGTTGGGATTGGGGTTTGGCTTGCTAAATTTATTTGCAATTAAGCCAATCCCAGTTAACGCAGCATCGCCCATTTTGCTTAATGCCAAAGATGGATAAGCCATAGGGGTGATATTTCCACCGCCGCTTACCATTGAAGATGGAAGACCCGTAGTTCCCGGCGTTTGATTTCCTTGATTTGACATGTAACCGCCACCCATCTGAGTAGGTTGAGCAGGCTGCTCTTGGTTGTCGGACGGCATTGACTCAATTTGTTTAAACATGTAATTCAGAGGGTCGTATTCAAACTTTCCGCCTTGCCCGGTAGTGGACGGAACAATGCCGCCTTCATCAAACCTCATCTCGCCAGTCATAGGGTTTACGCCAGTATCTGACACGCCTGACAAAACATTGCGAGAAATGGGCTGCTGATAAGGTGTTGCATACGCACCCTTGTTAATGTCGGCCATCGGGTAGCCAGTGTTTGCCCCAATAGCGTTTGCATCCGACATAGCCTCGATAGGGCCGCCACCAGCGTAACCGGGCTTGAAATACCGTGGCTTGAAATAAGTTCTTTCTGGGCCAAATGGGTTTGAGTCGTAAGCTGTATCTACATAGCCGGGGTCAAACTGATAGCCTTCCCTTGCAATCTTGCCGGGGTCGGTATCGGTTTTAATTTCCGGTTGCTTGGTGGTTGGGGTGATTGCTTGAATCACAGACGGGGCTGCGGCAGTGGCGTACCTCAAGTTGTCCTTAAAGAACTGCCCGGGGGCTTCGCCAATCTTGGAGAAACCAGCCTTTGCTTGCTCCATGAACGGGGCTTCAGCGGCTTTAGCCAGTTGCGCAGAACGCAGGGCTTCAACTTGCTGAGCATAAGCTGCGGTATCTCCGCCTACAAGTTGCGGCATCTGCCCAGCCAGCATTCCAGATTCAGCCAACGCGCCTTGACCAGCACCCATCAATCCGCCCATAAAGCCTGCGCCACCATAAGCGCCAAGACCGGCCATCAAGCCCTTGCTCAAGCTACCAGACTTCACGCCGGTGATACCGCCCATAACCAAGCTTGCCATCATTGGGGGCATACCCATAGCAGACAAAGCTGCGCCGCCAATCATCGGCAAAAGGCTGGACAAAAAGCCAGCTTCGGGTAAACCAGTCTGGGGGTTAATACTTAGAGACCCACCGTGGGCCATCGCCAAGTCCTGAAGACCTTTGACTTCCCCGCGAGACATATGGACGAGCGTATTGTCTGGGCCGCGACCATGCGCAGCCAAGTGTTGGGCGGCAGCGTTTAAACTCATTTTTGCCTCTTAAAACGGGGGTTGGTGGATACTATCATGTTGGGAGCGCCGATACAAATGAAAGTGTGGCTACCACAGACTGAGTGGACGGCTTGGTTGGCGTGCCAGAAGCAGCAAGATGTTGGATGGTTACAGCGGCATTAGGAACAGACCAATAGATTTCCACGTAGTCAGTCGCGTTCATTTCTAGAAAATAATTCCAACCAATGATTGAGTGGCCATCAGTTCCAGCATGTCTGTTTGGAACAGATACAAATCCAGTCGAGCCGGAGATGTCTGTGCCGTTTTGTTTTAGCCAGATATAAACATCTTGGAAAGCGGTGTCCGTATTTATAAACTGTACACTGAACTGGAGGTTATATATACCAGCGTTGTTCACGGTGATCTTTGATGAGCTGATTGATACTTCGTTGGCAAAGTCCGTAGTGTTCAACGTCATTAACGTGGCTGTATTTATTGTGGCGGTCTGGTCTTGGTCACTGGAGAACGCCCCATATGGAAACCGAATAAACCGCCCGCCTGTATTTCCAACCAACGTGCCCGTCAGATTATCAAGCTGGTTAAAGTACAAACGCAGCACATTTGAATACTGCTCAATAAACTGGGCATCGTATTGCGCTGGGGCCGAGGGTAAGCGCGGCTGAACAAACGGGCGGTATCTATTGAACGTGGTGACCATTATCTGCGTCCGTCAGGGCGGGTATCAATTCTGGGAACGCCCAACTGCCACGCCACGCCAAGGTCATTTGACTCAATCCTGAGCGCCATTTGCCGACCACGAATACGCACAAACACCTGTTGCGTAAATTGTTGCACGGTGTAGTACTGCTGGGTTGAGTAGTTGTCGGCGCTGGTTACTGTCGGTGAATCTGAGTTGCCATAGTTTGTGCCGGGGAACTGACGGGGGCGCACACCAAAATCCAAAGACGGCGCACTAACAGTTGATCCGTCAAAAGTCACATCGGGAATGATGCGAGAAACCAAGCCAAAGTTGTGTCCGTCACCAATATCAAAGTCAGATGATTGACAAAATGCAGCAATAGGCACTGGGGGGTTGACGCTTGCGTCGTCATTACCGACCTCGTGGTAGACCAAAATACCGTTTGTGGAGCTGCCGCCTACATCGTAACCCGTAGCCATTGGAGAATCCCTCAATGCGCTATCAAGCCATGAACTTCTAGCCAATGTTCCGTAATACCATGTGCGCTCAAGGTGGTTGAAGATAACGTATTTGTCAATCGTTGTTGAGTTGGCTGAACAATAGAACCACCAGACCTCGTTATATCCTTCGTTTGTGCCAGCAAAGAATTGATATGACTGCGAAAGGTTGATGTCCTCATATACGTACTGGCGCAGGGCGCAGGGGAGTGTTTCCACACGGCCTGAATACATATAGAACTTGTCCGTACCCATCCAGTACGTGATGTTGTTAACCGTGATAGCAGCGTTTGGCCCCATGATAGAGATGTTGTCGCCCATTAACTGGAAGCCCCACACATATGGCGGGCCTATGTACTGCATGGAGTAGAGGGCTGCGTCGGTCAAAACCAATATCTCTTGTCGGGTTTGTATCACCGAGATAATTTCAGAGCCGTGGCTTACACGGTAGTCGCCCGCTTGGTTTGTGACCGCAGGTGTCCATGTAAGTACGGACTCTTGATCTGACCACCGGATTTGCATGGGGTCAAGCGTGGTTGTTGCGTATACGCCTGTTGGGTCATTGCAGCCAAATGCAATGGTGAACCGAGACGAATCAGATACCAACACGTAGTTGACCAAAGAAGGACATGTAGCGTCCGCCTGCCAGTAAGCTACGCCGCCAAGTGTGTTTGTATTAGCAGCATTTAAAATTTGTGCTCGGTTAAAGGTAGAAGGGTTGTTGTCAACAACCCAGTAATACAGCGCCCCGCCACGGGGGTTCAACACTAAATTTTGTCCAAAGTTTGCCTCAGACCAGAGGCGAAGCTGGATGCCAATACCCAAACCAGCAGGAGCCGGAGAGCCCCATCCTGTTGTGGTTGTTCCAGATACGCCACCCCAACCGCCAGAGCCCCAGCCAACGCCCACTGTATAAATATCGCCACCAGTAGCAATTTGATATGCCGCCGTGGTTGATGCGCCGCCGTTGCCTGAGTCGCTTGCGTTTGCTACAACAGACACAACGATGGTGTATTGACTTGAACTGATGTAGGTGGCTATTCTGTGTTCGGCATTAAGAATGGTGGCGGTAACATTCCCACCCAAGGATGCTGCGCCTGCAAAAGTGACAAAGTCGCCAGCTTGTGCGCCATGAGCATTGTCAGTTACCGTGATGATGCTGGAGCCGGTTGTAGCCGCAAAAGCATTGGCCGCAGCTACGGGGCCGGGAGGCAAACCTGTCAGTGGAGTTATGTCGTTGAAAGCGCCTCCGGGGCCATTCTGAATGTAGTACTTGAGGTTTGTGCCAAGCCCCAGCAAGTTGTACCCCGCCAAGTTAAACCAATTCCACATGGATCGGCAGACTCCCCAAAACGTACCAGTCGTGGGTTTTAACGTAGAAGCGTTGGGGCCGTTGTCTTTTGCCCAGCCGCCAATTTTCTCAGGGTAGCCAGAACGGAAACGCACTTTGTCCGACTCAAACCAACCGCCTTCGTTGGCAAGCGTTGTGCCTTCGCGGTTGATGCCGGGCCTAAATTGCAGTTTCTGTAATGGCATTTTTTGCTCGCTTAAGCTACAAGACCGGGGAGATACTGTGTTTTACCAGCTACCTTGGTCGCGGTCAATTCTTGCTTTTTCAGATTGTTTGGGTCGTAAGACACATGCACCCAGCCACTGTCAGGAATGCCGGGGGTGTAGAACTCCAGAATCAACTGGGTGTAGTCCAGATTATCCATGATCCACTGCGCCAAGTCAGCGTTTGCTACGCCGGGA